TTGTGCCATCTTTTCTCCTTACTATAAAGCTACAGCCATTGCAATACTGAAACCAGTAGAAGGCAATGAGCCTGCGTTAAATCTTCCTTGTGCTGAACTCCAAATTAGTCCATTACCATCAGCAACTCCTGATATATTAACATCTGATAATGCACCAACACTATCATTTTCAGAAACTAATTTTACCCAACCTGCATTGTCGGCCACATATGCATTATTACCAGTAGAGTCCCAAGCAAACATACCTTCGTATGTTGTATTACTTGGTAAAGAACCTGTGCCTGCGTATGATGACCTAATTCTATTATCTGTACTTGTTAAATTTATAGTACCTGTTGAACCTGTTATTGAAGCGTCTGATAAAGTTTTATTTGTTAAAGTATCTGAACTTGTTTGTAAAACAACCGTACCTGATTCATTTGGTAAATTTACCGTTCTATCTGCTGTCGGGTCTATAACACTTAAAGTTGTTTCAAAGTTATCTGAAGTTGATCCTTCAAATGTAAATGAATTTGTAATTTCAATAGTAGATGAGTTTACGGTTGTTTGTGTACCATTTACGGTTAAGTTACCTGTAATTACAACATTGTCAGGCATACCGATTGTAACGGTACCTGCGTTTTCTACAACATTAACCTCATTAGCTGTGCCTGCAAAATTTAAAGTGCCGCCTAAATTTATAGGTGATGTATTACTTCCGTCTGAAACTGTTATTGAACTATTTGCTAATGAACTATTTGCAATATTTGTAAGTGTGTTATCAGGTCCGTTAATAGTTTTATTTGTTAAAACGGTAGTAGATGAACCTGTAATAATTGTGCTATCTACTGCTAAAGTTAGGTCATTACCAGAAATAGTTGAGGTAATACCTGTACCACCTAGAATTCTTAAAGTTTCGCCATTGGCAGAAATACTTGAAACCGTTGAACTATCATCAGCAACCTTAACAATACCACTAATATTAGTACCGTCACCTAAAGCTGTGTAGATTTCACTAAAGTTACTATTGATTTTCTCAGCACCTAAACGAAGATTATCACCTGTTCCGTCATTTGCTGTAGAGCCTCTATTAATTATATTTTTTGCCATGATTCCTATTCCTTATGACTATTTATAAACTTTATTATGGTGTACTATCATCAAAAGTTAATAATCCAGAGTCAAATTTAGTTAATGTATTACTGAACAAGTCAGCACTTACAGCCAATTGACTTGGAAATGCATAGTTTAACTTAATTTGTTTTGCCTGGTCTATACTAAACATGAACAAAGGTATTGCTGTACCGTCTAAAGATGTTTTTGTACCTCTAACTCTTAATTCATTTAGTCTTTCAAAAGTTGTTGCATATGAATTAGTTGATGAAGTACCATAAGCTGTATTAGCAAATCTATTTAAACTGGCCATTCTAGGTCCACCGTATGCATAACCACTTCTTACATCATGCGTTGTGCCACCACCATCAACAAAGTTATTTCTTCTTCTACTTAAATAATCAATTTCAATATCTTCTCTTGTTAATGTAACATCTCTAGTATTTGTTGTAAAGGGGTCAACATAATCATTACTTACATCTATAGAACCTTTTGTTTTAGCATTTGGTCTTAATGATGTACCATCACTTGTTGTTCCTAATCTTCTACCAAATACTGATAAGAATAAAGTATTTGCTATTGTAGGGAATGGTATTTCTGTTCCGCCAGATGTTGCTAAGTTTACAGGACCTGCAGCTGTAACTGTAACTCTCGATTCAATATCTACTTGACCTGTAAAATAAAAACCAGCAGTATGCATAGTTTTTTTAAATGCGTCTCGCCAATCTGCAATAGAACGACCTACTTTTAAAACATAAGAGTAATCTTGATAGTATAAACTGTCCTGTACTCTCATTGTTGTTTCAGATAATTTACCTCTCTCACTAATAAATTTACCGTCTGTATCGGTTACAGATACCACATCAACACTAGCAGTTGCAACATCTGTTTTTTTAAGAGTACAAGTTCCTGAAGTAGCTGATGTTAATGTATCATTAACAGCAAATGTACCTGTTACATTTTTTATTTTTAATAATCCTGTATTTACATTTAAACTTACAATAGTACCTGAACCACCAGATGAACTAGTTACCGTATTATCAGTAATAAATGTTCCTGATATGCTTGTTACAATAACATTGTTAAAAAATCCTAAAGTTGGAGGTGTAGGAGAGTTTTCGTGACCTCTACCTAACTCTACCGTTTTTACTTTAACAATTTTACCTATGTCATCTCCATATGCTTTAACAATTGCATTTGAACCTGTTGATGATGTAACTGATACGGTAGGTAAAGATGTGTATTGTAAGCCACCATTTGTTATAAAGAAATCCGTAATTTGTCCTAAATCAGTAGCTTCTTCTTGAACTAAAACATTACCTTTGTATTGACCACCAATTGTTGTTTCATCTTCTAAAACAATTCTATCACTTGTTGACATACCTGTTGTGTTATCTTCTCCTGCAAATCCACCATTTACTATTTTAACAAAACCGGCTGCATTATTTCCACCTGTACCTGTGTTTGTAAATGTTAAACTATCACCTACTTGATAACCTGTTCCTGCGTTGTCAACAACTATTTCTGTAATTTTACCAGGACCAATTTCTTGAACTTGAAATAATGCTCCTGTACCACCACCTGTAATTGATATAGTATCATCTGTTGAATTTAAAGAACCATCATTTGTAATATTTTTATTTCCAGGAATACCTGTAACATTTGCTTTAACAAAGTAATCATCTGTATCTGAACCAGTACCTCTTATTTCTTCACTAACAGAAAATGTTCCGTTAATAGAATCTTCATTTAATATTAATTCACTTACTGATTGGTCACCTATTTGTAAAGTAGATATATTTTCAATTATAGCTGTTGCATTTGAAGTTTGTCCTGTAATTGTTCTTCCTACTAAAGATAATGGGTTACCACTTGTAGCAATAACTCTTAATACTTTTAATGTATCAAATTGACCATCAGAAGCTTTTAACATTTGTTCTCTAGGATAAATTGTTTCTGAATTTTCACCAAACAATATTCTAAAAAATATTTCGTGGCCTCGTACAGAACCTTTTGACCTGTACATTGATTTAATATTTTTAATTAATTTTCTTTTATCTACACTAGCAGCTAAATTTTCTGGAAGAGTTGCTAAAAACTCATCTCTCATATTTGTTAAAAAATGATTTACAACATTATCAGGATCCCTAAAGTTTATTAGGTCTACAATATTATTAACAGGATTAGGTTTGTAATTAGTAATATTTGCTTGAGCACCTGAAGAAGAGCCAACTATTATTTCATTATCTATAAATTTATTTTGTGCTGAAATTATTAACCTATTATTAGAAATATCTTCTACTAATATAATTGCTGTTGCTTTAGATGTTTGACCTGTTACAGTTTCGCCTCTAGTAAATTTACCATATGTAGATTCTTCTATAAGTATTTTATCGCCAGCGTCTAATAATGTTCTAGCAGTACCTCTACTACTAGAGTTTAAAATTAAATTGTTTGTTTGACCTGTTTCTGATTCTAAAGTTATACCATCTGTGCCTTCAATGGTATCTACAGATAATTCTGCTGATTCTAATAATTGATAATAAACTTTAAGAAATTCGACAAACTTGGGGTGGTCAGCAACTACAAATTCTGGTAATTGGCTGTTAAGTATTGTTGAAATTTTTTCATTAAATTTTGCCATTGCTCATTAATAACTAGATGTTGTTGTATAACCTACACCAGCGTCCGAAGAACCTCCTACAAATGCGTCTGCCGTTACAGTAATAAGTGAATTTGCAATATCAATTTCTACAATTTGGTCTCTAACTGGAACAACATCATTAGAGTTAGGTGTTACAGTTAATTCAATTACAGTAGAAGTAGAACCTCTTATATTTGATATTGAAGCCACATTAAAAGAGTTTAATGTAATTTGACCATTTGAATAATTTATTGTGCCTTGTGTTTCATTTGCGTATGTTCTAATACCTGAAGATAAGTAATATCTTCTTACATTACCATTACCATCATCATCTAAAAATTGTTCTAAATCACTACCTGTTACTTTAAAACCTGTAGAATTTAAAATACCACCAGCAGTCATGTTATGGCCAGAATGTGGATTAAATAATGCATTTCTAAAATAGATATCATATTTTGTTGATGACGCTAAAGTTGGTGTAAAATTTTTTCTTATTTTAATTGTTGTAATGTTCGACAATATACTTGTATCAACATCATCTATAAGACCTGTTACTTTAGAGTGTCTGTAAATACTATCAAACTTTTGTAAAGTATTTGTATTGTAATTTGTAATCGCTGTTGTAACTTCCGATTTAATTGTATCACTAGATTTAGTTGTTGATTTAGAATCGTATTTTACTGTAGATGTTAATAATACAGAGGTTGTTTCCGGGTCAACAATTTGTGGTGATACAGAAGCAACATTGTAAGGTTTTAATGAATTGATAATTGATTGTTTAGTTGTTTCTGTCAGAGTGGAACCTGAAGCTGCTTTGATACCTATTTTAACAATACCATATCTTGGCGTTTCATCATCTTCTCCACCCCATGCACTTACTGATAATGCATTTGGATAAATTGATTGTACTAAACTTTCGTAATCTGT